TCCTGAATCGTTCACCTGATCCAGTAAGTGTGTAGTTACGTTGACCAGCGACAGTAGGGATAACGATTGTAGTGCTCAAAGCATTCCATTCGTAAGCATCCTCTACCTCACGCTTAGCATCGTTAACAAATACACCAATCAAAGAACTATAAGGAGTGTCTTGAACCGAGGATACCTCAGTCTCCCGCAACCTTGTGAGTACGTTGTTAACCAGTTGTAGATAGGTTGAAGCCATCCTTATGTTCCTTTAGTTATATACACTATTTTACCACAGTTAGACGTTAAAGTCAAGCAGTATTTTTACGGGTCTTTTTAGGCTTCTTAGCTGGCTTATCTTTACCAGCTTCGGAGAGAGCAATAGCAACAGCTTGCTTCTGTGGTTTACCCTCTTTAACCATCATAGAGATATTCTCACTGATAGTCTTATCTGACTTACCTTTTTTAAGTGGCATTGTCTTTCTCCTTATGGCTGTGTAGGCCATTCAATAGTCCAAGGAAAGCCTGCTTGTGCTGTTACATCACGCAATGCTTGACGGTATGTAGCCCATGCAGCTTGATTCACAGGAGCATCAGCAACCTGAGTCCAATCGGAAGCGGCCAGCTTGTCGTTGCGCTCGGCACGGATAGATGCTGCTTGACCTGCGTTGCGGTTTGCAACCTCATCGGTAGTCATGTCGCGCACAGTGAACACTTGCGTCCAACGGTTGTCAGCAATTACTGGAGTGCCTTCCACCAGAACTTGAGTGTTTGTCAGTTCTGGTGGTGTCGCAAAGAACACGCGCTCAACACCAAATGAAGACAGCATCTCATCGGTGGCTTGAGCCGGAAAGCTGGTAAATGGGTTGTCAGCCTTCAGTTGAAAAAGGCCATATGGGTACTGCTTGACAGCCCCGTTTTCGATGAGTGCGTGCATGGATTACCCCACTTGTTTCTTGATGACGGCCATCATGATCTTGGCCTTCTTCTGTTCCAAAATCTCAGAGGTCAGCAGGCCGCGAATCTGCTCGGCAAAGCCAGCCAGTTCAGCACGCTCTGAGGCAGGCATGTAGCCCATCTCTTCAAGCGCCAACGTGTAGTTGTCGATGTTGATCTGGTAGTGCATGATTTCTTGTTCACGCGCTTCAAGGGACATCGCCAAGATTTCTTCGCGGGTCTTTGGGGCTTCAATGGTTTTATCTGACATGATTTTCCTTTAGTTAATTTTACCGAATGCGACACCGTTTCCAGTGCTTGCTGGAAGTGTTGCGGGGTTGGCATATTTTGCTCCAAACCCTGACCCACTCCAAGGGTAGGCGGTGATAAATGGCGTTGTGCCGTGAGCCACTGCAATTGCTAAACCATCAGGGCTAAATGAAACACCAATACCAGTGCTTGCTGGAAGCGTTGCCGGATCAGAATACTTAGTCCCAAACCCCGAGCCAGACCAAGGGTAAACTGTGATAAACGGTGATGTCGCGTGAGATACCGCCAAATTAGCGTTATCAGGGCTGAACGCCACATCTTGACCAGTTCCTGTTGGTAGTGTTGCTGGGTCAGAATACTTGGTTCCAAATCCAGAACCACTCCAAGGATAAACTGAAATATATGGACTTGATGCTTGTGCTACTGCAACATAACTGCTATTGGGACTAAAAGCAAGACCCTCACCTCCACCTACCGGGAGTGTCGCTGGATTACTGTATTTAGTGCCAAAACCAGAGCCACTCCAAGGGTAAGCAGATACAAATGGCGTTATGTCGTGAGCTACAGCAATAGCAGAACCATTAGGGCTAAATTTAACACTTAGACCCTGCCCAGTAGGTAGTGTGGCTGGGTTTGTATATTTAGTCCCAAAACCAGAACTGCTCCAAGGGTAGGCGGTAATGAATGGCGTTGTGCCGTGAGCCACTGCAATATTAGCGTTATCAGGGCTAAATGCTACACTTAGACAAGTACCAGTTGGTAGTGTTGATGGATTAGCATACTTAGTCCCGAATCCAGAATCACTCCACGGGTAAGCCGAAACAAAGGGTGTAGTAGAGTGAGCCACAGCTATAGCAGAACCATTAGGGCTAAAAGAAACACCTCGACCAGTGCTTGCTGGAAGTGTTGCAGGGTTAGCATATTTAGTACCAAAACCAGAAGCGCTCCAAGGGTAGGCGGTGATAAATGGCGTGATGGTGTGTGCCACAGCAATCGAATATATAGGTGCAGGTGTATCGCCTACTGTAGACCAAGCTACTCCGTTTGGTGAATTATTTTCATTGATAAAAGGAGAATTAGAATACTTGGTTCCAAAGCCAGAACTACTCCAAGCGTAAACTTGATTGTTAACTGCAAGTGCGCCACCATCTGGGCTAAAAGCGCAACATTTACCTTGACCGATTGCTTCTGTTGCTGGATTTGTGTATTTGGCCCCAAAGCCGGAATTAGACCACGCATACGCTGTGATATAGGGAACGCTAGTATGCGCGACTGCAAGGGCAGCTCCGTTAGGACTAAAAGAAACACCCTTACCATTACCCGTTGGAAGCGTTGCCGGATCAGAATACTTAGTTCCAAATCCAGAAGCCGACCAAGGATAGGCTGTGATATACGGTGAAGTATCATGAGCAACAACAATTTCAGAACTGTTTGGGCTAAACGCAATAGCTCGGCCAGTTCCTGTTGGAATTGTTGCTGGATTGGCGTATTTAGTCCCAAATCCAGAACCTGACCACGGATATGCGGTAACTCGAGGTGAATTTTGATGTGCTACAGCAACATAACTACCATTCGGAGAGAAGGCAACAGCATAAGCTGCTTGAGATGGAAGCGTTGCCGGATCAGCATACTTTGTTCCAAACCCAGAGGCTGACCAAGGATATATTGAAATATATGTTCCAGAGGAATGACTTACTGCAAGGGCCGCCCCATTAGGGCTAAAAGCCACACCTTCTCCAGAATAGTCCGGCAAAGTTCCGGGGTTGGAATATTTGGTTCCAAAACCGCTTGCAGTCCACGGATAAGCTGCAATGTAAGGGGAGCCAAGATCGCCCACAGCAATTGCAGAACTATTTGGATTAAATGCAACAGCGTTACCAGTGCTTGTCAAAGTTGTTGCTGGACTTGAGTATATTCCAGTAAATCCACTTGCTCCCCATGAAAAGACTCTGATATATGGTGCAGCGCCTTCAGCAAACGCTATTGCCTTTGGCGCGGTTCCCGTTGTCAGTCCCGTAGTGTTTGAACTAAACATCAGTACCCCTTAAACGGTGTAGTTCTGACCAGCAACACTGCCAAGCCAGTTAGACCCGTCAATGGCCGTGAACACAAACTTGTCTGCCTTGGATGCTGTAGCTGTCAGCGTGGGCGCGGTTGCTCCGGGCCAATCAACCGAGGCAGGCCATGTCACTGTGCGTGAGCCTGTTCCATCTTGCTTTTGTACCAAGATAAAAGACTTTCCAGCCACTGGTGTTGGAAAGGTGTAAGTGCAGTTGCCTGTCAGAGTCAGGATTTGCACAGTGCCGTTGGCTAAATCAATGGTGTACGCCGTGCTTGTGTTGGCAGTCACCGTTTCTTCGGTGTAACCGTTAGTGAACGTACCAGCTTCAATAGTCTTGTTGGTCAGTGTCTCAGTACCTGCCAGAGTAGCAAAGCTGCCAGCAGTCAAGGTAGCTTGTGTCCAGACAGAACCAGACCATACCCACAGAGTGCTGCTAGTGGAGTTCCAGTAAATAGCGCCTGTGAGCAACGTGTTACCATCATTGTCCACAGTAGGAGCAGATGTCTTAGCACCAAGGTAGCGATCATCAAAGCTGTCATAGCTTGCAGCAGCACTAGAGGCACTGGCAGAAGCAGCAGAAGCACTACCAGAGGCTGCACTGGCTGAGTTAGCAGCGTTAGTCTCACTGGTTGCAGCAGCGGAGGCTGAAGCAGCAGCAGCGGTAGCGGAACCTAAGATACCATCAACATAAGTCTTAGTGGTAGCATCAGTGCCTGCTGTGGGAGTACCTAAACCTGTGATCTTGCTACTGCCCATTGCGATAGCACCAGACATAGTACCACCAGACAAGCTCAGCTTCAAAGCATTAGCATCATCAACGTAAGTCTTAGTAGTAGCGTCTGTACCTGCTGTAGGCGTACCTAAACCTGTGATCTTGTTAGTACCCATAGCCAGAGCACCGGACATGGTGTCACCAGCCTTAGATACTTTGGTAGCGATAGAGGCTGTCAGTGTTGCTGCTAAGTTAGCATCATCATTCAAGGCAGCAGCAATCTCGTTCAAGGTATCCAAGTTAGCTGGAGCACCATCAATCAAGTTACTGATAGCTGTATCTACATAAATCTTGGTAGCTGCATCGCTGTTGTTAACAGGAGTAGCCAAACCAGTGATAGTAGCTGAGCTACCTGCATCCATGTCCAACGAACCACTGATAGTTACGTTGTTAAAGGTAGAGGAACCGCTAGAGGCTGTGACGTTACCTGTCAAGTTACCAGTTACGTTACCTGTCACAGCACCTGTGTGAGTACCTGTGGTATTGCCTGTGACGTTACCTGTCAGTGTACCAGAGAAGCCTGTGGTAGCAGTGATGGTTGTACCTGTCACAGCAGCAGCAGTCGTAGCACCAATAGGGGTGTTGTTGATAGTGCCGCCTGTCTGGGCAACACCTGCAACTGTACCACCTGTGATCGCCACAGCGTTAGCTTCTTGATTACCTAACGAACCTACGACCTTGACAACAGTAGCACTATTGTCTTTGGTGTACAGTTTCTTATCGGTGACGTTAATCGCCAACTCACCTTTAGTTAAGTCCCCTGCTGCGGGTACAGCAGAAGAGGTGCTGCTATTCTTTGTAA